GGGTGCAACAGGCATATTATATTAGTGTTTCCCTGCACTCATACCTACCCTAAATTTCAATGTCAACTCTTTCAAGGCAACAACAAACAACCTCCGCGTGGGATTCGTTCTGCGAGTGGGTAACTTCCACAAACAACCGACTCTATGTCGGATGGTTTGGAGTGCTGATGATCCCAACTCTGTTGGCGGCAACCATCTGCTTCGTGATCGCTTTCGTAGCGGCACCACCCGTCGATATCGACGGTATCCGTGAGCCCGTAGCAGGTTCACTCATGTATGGTAACAACATCATTTCTGGTGCTGTTGTCCCATCCTCCAACGCAATTGGTCTTCACTTCTACCCCATCTGGGAAGCCGCATCACTCGACGAGTGGTTGTATAACGGCGGTCCTTTCCAATTGGTAATCTTCCACTTCCTGATCGGCATCTTTGCCTATATGGGACGTGAATGGGAATTGTCTTACCGTCTTGGGATGCGTCCTTGGATCTGTGTTGCATACTCTGCACCTGTTGCAGCAGCATCCGCAGTCTTCCTGGTCTATCCTTTCGGTCAAGGTTCTTTCTCTGACGCAATGCCTCTTGGTATCTCTGGCACATTCAACTACATGCTTGTCTTCCAAGCAGAGCACAACATCCTTATGCACCCCTTCCACATGTTGGGAGTAGCAGGTGTCTTCGGTGGATCACTCTTCTCGGCAATGCATGGTAGTCTTGTTACTTCTTCACTCGTCCGTGAGACGACTGAATCTGAGTCACAAAACTATGGTTACAAGTTTGGACAAGAGGAAGAGACTTACAACATCGTCGCCGCTCATGGTTACTTTGGTCGTTTGATCTTCCAATACGCTTCCTTCAACAACAGCAGAAGTCTTCACTTCTTCCTTGCCGCATGGCCTGTTGTCGGAATCTGGTTTACTGCACTGGGCGTAAGCACCATGGCATTCAACCTCAACGGTTTCAACTTCAACCAGTCCATCTTGGACAACAATGGTCGTGTCCTCCCTACCTGGGCAGACGTGCTTAACCGCGCTGGTCTTGGTATGGAAGTCATGCACGAGCGTAACGCTCACAACTTCCCACTCGATCTGGCTGCTGCCGAGTCCACACCTGTGGCACTTACCGCACCTAGCATCGGTTGATCACTCAACTTGTGGTATAATAAAGGGGTCTACGGACCCCTTTTCTTTTCTTCATTACTGTAAAGTTTTATGTCTACTGATCTAATCGAATTGCTCACTTACTATGTGATCGGTGGTGCTTTAATCATTGGTCCTCCTGCTATCTTCCTTATCATTGCTATGATGGGTGCTATCCAAAATACAAAAGGTCGCATGGTTGGATACAAAGATCATAAAATGTATGGTGACATCTCATTCTACGAGAATGCACCTAGTGATCAAACAAAATTCTATTTGGAACTAAACAACTAAGGTAAATACAAATGACGACTGCTACACTACAACAACAACGGAGGGGTTGGTTTGATATCCTTGATGACTGGCTTAAACGGGATCGCTTTGTCTTTGTGGGTTGGTCTGGAATACTTCTTCTTCCCACTGCTTATCTTGCCATTGGTGGTTGGCTTACTGGCACAACTTTTGTCACGAGTTGGTACACCCACGGACTTGCTACTTCCTATCTTGAGGGTGCTAATTTTCTTACGTCAGCTGTCTCAACGCCTGCTGACGCTATGGGTCATTCTCTTCTTCTACTTTGGGGTCCTGAAGCTCAGGGGGATTTCGTCCGCTGGTGCCAACTTGGGGGACTCTGGGCTTTCGTGGCTCTCCACGGTGCCTTCGCTCTCATTGGTTTCATGCTTAGACAGTTTGAGATCGCTCGTCTAGTTGGTATCCGTCCCTACAATGCTATTGCGTTCTCTGGTCCTATTGCTGTCTTTGTCAGCGTATTCCTTCTGTATCCACTGGGTCAGTCTTCATGGTTCTTTGCACCTAGTTTCGGGGTAGCAGCAATCTTTAGATTCCTACTCTTCCTGCAGGGTTTCCACAACTGGACCCTCAACCCCTTCCATATGATGGGTGTTGCTGGTATACTGGGTGGAGCATTGCTATGTGCAATCCATGGTGCTACTGTAGAAAACACGCTGTTTGAAGATGGTGAGCAAGCGAATACTTTCAAGGCTTTTGAGCCTACGCAAGAGGAGGAAACTTACTCGATGGTTACTGCGAACCGTTTCTGGTCACAGATCTTCGGTATTGCTTTTAGTAACAAGCGTTGGTTGCATTTCTTTATGCTATTCGTGCCCGTCATGGGTCTCTGGACTTCTTCTATCGGTATTGTTGGACTCGCTCTTAATCTTCGTGCTTACGACTTCGTATCTCAGGAGATTCGTGCAGCGGAGGATCCTGAATTCGAGACCTTCTACACCAAGAATATCCTCCTGAATGAAGGACTCCGTGCTTGGATGGCACCTGCTGACCAACCACATGAAAACTTCATCTTCCCTGAGGAAGTACTACCAAGAGGTAATGCACTGTGATTAAATCACTCTTCAGTATTATGTTTGCTGCTCTAATGTGGGTGCAAGTCCCACAGTGGAGTGACGATTGGTCTAAGTGTGCAGTAGATGTGCCTGACACATCATGTCATTGGTATATCACTGCACCTGATAACACCTTTGGTGAAGGATTCAGTTGGGCTAATGCTCCTTGGTTTAGTGCCGAGGGTCTTCGTGATGTTGGTGAGTTACACAACACAGTTCAATCTCTTCAGGAGGCATGATGAATAGTTTTGAAGTCTTTCTTTACTTCACATGCTTCGCTCTCATTGCTGGCGGTGCCTTTGCTCTTATGTATTACAACCTTAAATCTATTTACTGGGGTGCTAGATCTCGGAAACATCCCGAGGCACCTCAGATAGGTGAAGAGGTATTGTATGTAGATCTATCCAGAGAAAAACTGGAGAATCTATACAACGATAAATAAAGTATCGTCGCCGCTGATGTGGATGGCAAAATCCATCAAACACATCACACTAAATAGAGGAGCAGCACCCGCTCCTCTTTTTTAATGTCCGAGCATATTCGTAATCTAGTTGCTCGCTGTTACAATGTCACGGGTCCGATTGGTCTGACCCCCAACGCATTGGATGGTGAGAATCCTGCTAGTGAATTTAGACCCGCAGGTGGAACCTCCGAGGGTATACCACCAACACTAACACCTTCTGAAGTGATTCAGAATCTGGTGGGTAGATGTTATGGTCCTACTGCACCACCAAACAGTCCCAACCCACTGGACTCGCTCAATATCCCTGAGCGTCCTGATGCTCCTGAATTTACTCCCCCGCCAACACCTAATGAGGTGATTCAAGATCTGGTTGGGAGATGTTACCCTGCCCTTCCGCCACTACTACCACCCCGTCCACCTGACGATTTACCTGATCTCCCTACGATTGTTAACATCGATCCTATTATTTGTTTCGTTGTAGATGAATTAGGTATAGAAATTCCTGGTCTGAAATGCGGCAATCCCATCACCATCCACTGGCCAACTGGTCCCGAGCCTGATGGTCCATGGATAGGCACTGGTGGTAGCACTGGCGGTGGTCCCCCTGATGACTGTAAGCGTGTCAGTGAGTTAAGAATTCGTGGCAAAGTAAAAGATATAGGTAATGGATACTGGAAAGTAATTGGAAGTGACCCTGAAGAGATATTGTATTGTCCTTTCTCTAAACCAGAGGATGACGATTGGGCACGATGTGTTAGAAAAACTTTAGAATGTACATTCAAACCATACCTAGGTGGTGGTTGGACACCTGCCAAGGCAGACTGTGAAGGATTCCACCCTCGTGGATGGTCTGCTAACAAGACGGAAGTTTGTATCAAGAACTGCTTCCCTGAGAGAGTCCCTGTCTATGAATCCGAGAATGGTAATGAGTACAACTATCACAATGAGATTGCTGGTCCTTCTGGATACTCTCTGACTGATGGTGATGCTGCATGGTGGTGCCTAAAGGATAAGGTGCCTGGATCAGCAGGTGGTAGTGGACAAAACGTAGAGCTAATCACTGGTAGCAATTCAGGATTCACAACATCAGAAAAGAATCCACCGATCAAAACTACTAACAATGAAGGTGTAGGTAATGGCACCTGGGTTTATAATGAGGGTGGTGCTGACTTCTGGCCTAAGAAAAACCTAGGTTTAAGTAGTGGCAATGGAAGAAGAGGAGATATCGCACAGCACACTATCAGATATGGTGGTGCTGTGATTAACTTTGAAGTCAGACCTGTATATAATGTAGGCAGTGATGGTAAGGCAGATGATATTGATAGTGAGTGGAGAGTAACCTCTTGGACTGGTAAACTTCCTGAGTCTGGTGTGGAGATTCCATTTACATTCATGCCTCAGCAGAATGGTAATGACGGTCAGAGGGTGATGAATATCACTGCATCTATCCTTGGATCTGAGACAAGAGATAGAAGTGTGCCTCTGTTTAAGTACAAAGGTAGCAATCCTCATGATTATTTCCTGACCACTAACCCTGGTGCTCCTGATACTCAGGGTGCTGGTGAGAGAGACACCATGAATGGTGCTGGCATGGTCTTCCATAGTATCCTGGGGTATGTCTTCCAGAAGAAACCCGATGGCATTGAATTCATTGCTGATAAGGAAAAACTGTGGGGACTTCATCGCTTCTACAATCCCTCCACAGGTGACCATAGGTATACAATTGACCCACAGAACAACACCATCCCTCAGAGGGTCTCACGGAGCAGGTTTGCATACCGTATCCCTCAGAAGGTTACTACTGATCTTACCGTCCGTCTGGATGTGGAGAAGGGTAAGGCAGGATACGACAATGCATTTGGTTACTACCTAGCAAATAGCAGTGGTCCTCAGTGGGGCAAGATCGTTGTGCCTAGTGCTAAGAATGCTGAAGAGGGTGGTGGTAACGAGACCAACGTCGTCACAATCAGTGTGTCTGAGTTGCAGGCATATAAAGGTGGCACCATGGGATTCTTCCTGCTGTCTGATGGTGCTGGTCAAAACAGTCTGAGCACCAACCAGACATTTAATATCAACTCACACTCCAACGGTCATGGTTCTGGATTCCGTGGTAGTGGTATTGATACCAAGGAGAATGATTACATCCTCTTCTCAGATAAGGAGTGGAATCCTGAGGACAAGAAGGACTACACCAAGTGGAAGGGTCCCAACAAACAGATGTGGGAAGACCTTATTGATGGTGACGATGACTATGATGACCTGATCCTTTGGCATACTGTAGAGTTTACTGCTTATCCTGGTTACATTTACGAGGGTATTCAGTGCTATGTGTTTGCAGACAACAGACCTGAGCCTGTGATGCTGAAGATTGATCTGTCTAACCCATGTGATCCTCAGTCATTTAAGAAAAACTTTAAGGATGTTATCCTCCAACGTCAGGGGTGTGGTAACGATTCACCTATCACATTTGGTGAGTGGGATGAAAACCATGAGTGTGGTAAGTGTGACGGGGACTACTCAATCTCACAAGGTCGTAACCAAACTATTACTACGATCACAGGTGGTAACTTTAAGTTGAAGTCCTTCGGTGGTATCACTGGTGGTAGCACAGGTGACTGCATCAGATTCAAAATGAGGATGAAAAAGAATGGATCGGAGATCTTTTCGCAGAGGTATGACGCTGGGGACTGGCCGACTATTGGGCAAGACCTCTATGATGGCACCATTTCCCTCTCGCCTGGAGACAAACTTAACTTCAAACTGCAGTCAATTATCACTGGTCCACCTACAGGAACGATCACACCATACTGTGCTCTATGGAATGTAGACACAGGTAAGTTTGAGATGCAGTGGGGTCTCCAGTTGACAACAGTGTCTGGTGATAACCCACTCAGTCCTATGATGATGGCAAACACACAGTTACTTAGTATTCAATCTGCTGGTGCTGTGGTTGGAATAAACTTCCAATTCTATCCATCATATGGATCTCAGATCAATGCCAAGGCAGATGGCAAGACGAGAGCAGGTAGTATGATTGGTGACACTTGGCATGATCGTGCCAAACCTAACAAGAAATCTGCTGGTCCTAAGCAGGCATCTACCAAGGTATATGAAAACTCCACCATCACATCGATGCATGGTCTGCTACAGAACAACCCTGCAATTCTAGGTGGCATGGCTAGAGATACTTTCAACCCTCTGATTCCTAATGTCACGGGAGGGTATTGCGACACAGGATATCCTGAGGACTCAGCATCTGAATATGAAAGAGGAAACTGGCAAGGGTATCGTGTGCAGGTGTTGGGTGGTGACTATGGTGATTTTGTAAGAAGACATCTAGTCACACGATTCGATCAGGGTGATGGAACAATCCCTCAACGTAACACATTCCTCAACAAGTCTCCTGTCTGCTTTGCTAGACAAGAGAAACCCTGGTATGTAGTTGCTGACTGTCAGTCAACAGCAGCATCAGTATTCGATGGTGGCACAAACTTCTTTAGTGCAAATACTTTCACTCAGGACTACTACCTAGATGGTAATGAGTTTGAGAATGATGCTATTGAGAATGTGAGCGTAGCAGCTTCATTGTATGCAAAGGTTAGGATTGGATTCACCTTCTACTCCACTAAGGGAATCCCTAACGAGCAGGGCAAACCAGAGGGCGGTGTTGCCAACCCTGAGAGGTGGATGTGTGCCATCACCCTTATGGAGGTGCTACAGACGGGTATAGGATACTCTCAGGGGCAGGAGTATGATCTTACGTGGCCACCTAGGAGATACGACCAGGGAGCGACGGGCACCCTGTCTGCATACTTCTTGCCTAATGGCACAGGTATTCAGGTTGAGGGTGCTGGTAGTGGCACCATTACACTTGACTTTGATTGGGATGATCAACCCAGCACATCTGGTCAAGCAGTTGGTAAACTGGTTATTGAAGGTCAGACATTTGATCAGGGTAACAGCGAGACTGGCAACCAGACTCGATCCTTCTCTGTTACTGGTGGCAACAAATATCTTTGGACTATCAATGGTCAGGCTGGTCAATATGCAAATGCTAGAGAGGCATTTAACGCTGGTGACATTACATCACTTTCAAACTTTGCAAAGGATGTAATTGTACAAGGTTGGGATGATCATCCAGAATACCTTACTGATCCAGAGCTTCACCAACAAGCGGTCGGATATTTCCCTGATCCAGATAGCGAACATGGTCTACCTGATCGTGGTTTCACTTCACTCTTCCAAGTTGATGCAGACGATGATGAGCAAGGATTTACTTGGTTAGGTGGTGAGCAAAGTGGAGATGCTGGTTTCCGAATCAGAGACAGTGGTCAGACGATTCAATGGGATGACAATGCAGCGAATGGATTTGACGTTAATGCTACAATGGTAATTGCAGACCTAACTACTAGCGGTGGTGGACAATCTGCTGATGCTGCCTATAATGCAATGGAAGATCCAAACACATCACCTTACTACCCAGACATGAAGGGCAACTTTACGTTACCACGTAACCTTGCTGCATTCTATGAAAGAGATAGTATGAGGAGGAGTGCGAAGGAAGCATTCTATCAAGAATCACACAACAAAAACTCACCTGTGTGGTATACTAGCTCTGACAGAGACAAACACCGTGTTAAATTCAAACTAATCATCACACAAACATCGTAATTATGGCAGGATTTGGTAATACTGGACACGCAGAGAGGTCCATGGAGAAAACCTCCCGTGAGTTGAAAGCACTCAGGAGGATCATTGAGAAATACAAAGACGATCCCAAGGGTCGTAAGAAGATGATGAAGAAAATGCAGAAGTATTGGAGGTCTAACCTTGCAGAGGTGCAGGGTATGGATCACAAACCTGGCAAGACTCAAGCATTTGGTGGTGGGTTCGTGCCTGTTGGTATGATAGAAGACCTGGAGGCAGTCCAGAAGTCACTCTCCCCTGCAGAGGACACCCAAGAAGATGTTACTCAACCTGAAGAGAATCTAACGACTGGACAAATGTCAGAGATTCGTGATATAATTAGTAAGTCCAAGGAACTTTCAGACCATGATCAATCTGCACCAGAAGTATAACCACTATCTCAATACGGATAAACTTCTGGACTCAGATGACGTGCATGAGCGCATAATCACCTATGGATGGACAGATGATGGAGTGGATCTCACTGGATACTATGTCTTGACAGAATGCCATGAGCTGCACTATGATCTGTCCGAGCAGTTGATCAAGAAGGTTAACCGTTGTCCAACTGGCACAAGGGATTGACATTTGGAGATTAAACTGCTATAAATAACCAACCGTGACCAACTAAGGTTACGGATTGTTACAGACTACACACGGGGAGAGTCGAATCCCCTATCATCTGTGGGTAAACACTCCACAAGAAAACACTAAGAGGTATTAATTCAATGATCAAAACTGCAATCGCAACTCTCGCCGCCACTGCCGCAATTGTGGCTCCGTCTGCTGCCCTCGCAGGTCCCTACGTTAACGTAGAAACCAATGCTGGTTGGACTGGCGCAGATTATTCTGGTGCCGCGACGGATTTTCACGTAGGGTATGAAGGTGCTCTGGGCGAATCCGCTTCATACTATGTCCAGGGCGGCGCTACTTTGGTTTCTCCTGATGGCGCTGAGAATGACACGGTTCCTTCTGGTAAGGCAGGTGTCGGTGTTTCCCTGAGCGATGCTCTGGGTGCGTATGGTGAAGTCTCATTCGTGGGCAGTGGCGATGACAACATCGACCGTGGCTACGGTGGGAAACTGGGCGTCAAGTATTCTTTCTGATATATAATTTAGACGGAATCTGATGCTCTGTTGAGGGTCCTTCGGGACCCTTTTTTATTCTCTCTCATATATTACGATGGCAAAACCTGGCAACACAGCAATTTACACACGACCTGGGTGTCCTTTCTGCACTAAAATTAAAGAAGTGTATCGAATGAAAGGTTATCCCTTTGCAGAATTCACATTAAATGTTAACTTTACAAGAGACCAATTCTATAAAGAGTTTGGTAATGGTGCTACCTTCCCTCAAGTTCTAATCAATGGACGACAGATGGGTGGATGCACTGAAACTGTTAAGTATCTGAGAGAAAACAACTTACTGTGAAGACAAAAGACACAACTGAAGTCTATCAACTGGTAGAGCGAGCACTCGATGAGGCAATGCTCAATCAGAAATTTTTATTCAAGATGTACAACTATCTCAAGCAAGCGAAGTGGACACGACGTGAAACAAATGATTTCATTGAGTCATCCACTGCAGCACAACTGAGTAACACCGTGGAGGAGTTAAATGGTTACATCAAAGGGGGGGACCCAGTGCTACGCGAAGCGTATGGTCACATCCCCAAACCTAAGGCAAGAAAGATCAGAGACTACCTCTACAGCATCCTGGAGGGCGCTTGGCAGTATCATGCCGAGAGGAAACCTGGAAGGCGTAAGAAGGTTGCTAAATAATTTTAACAAGACTTAAGGAGGCATCATGGCTGATCTTACATTTCTGTACATTGCCTTCTTTCTTACCCTAGGATCCTTTCTTCTAGGGTTTATCGCATCATGGAACCTGAAGCATGTGTTTGATCTGTGGTTAGATAGAGCAGAGTATGCTGCTGTTGTTATGCACCCTGAAATGCAGGGTGAAGATGGCATGGCAGACCCAGCTGAGCTCCTCTACTTGCGGATCGCAGATGAAGATGATATGATTGATGACGAAGAGTGAATGTAAACCTACTATCTAAACCATGAAACTGATGATTTCTGAAGTGCTTCAGAAAGCACATAATGCTAAGACGAAAGCAGCAAAGATTAAAATCTTGCAAGACAACAACACCCAGACACTAAGGTCTATCTTCATCATCAACTTTGATGAGAGCATAGAACCTCGTGTCCCTATGGGTGAAGATGTCCCTTATCGTCCTAACGAAGCACCTGTTGGCACTGAGCACACACTGTTGGAGAAGGAGGGTAAGAAACTCTATCGATTCTTCAAGGGTGGTGACGATACATTGCCTGGGATGAAGATCGAGAGCATGTTTATTCAGATGCTTGAAGGACTGCATGAGAGTGAAGCAGAAGTCCTTATCAAAGCAGTGAATAAGACACTCCATAAGAAATACCGCATCACACAGTCAGTAGTTAAGGATGCATTTCCTTCTATTGAGTGGGGGGGACGAGCTCGATGAGTAGAGGGATTAAAACCTTACAATCAGATTGTGACCTTCAAGCAGCAGAGGATAGATCGCTACCAACGTCAGCGTTTATCGTTTGCTATCTGATTGAAGGTCAAGAGCACTATGACATCGTTACCAGCGGAAAGAATGTTGATATCTTTGACCATTATTGGGACAAGTATAAACATGATCTGAAATGGTACAAACAAGCAGAAGGAAGAATCAATCCCAAACTATGGCAAGATCCAAACAAACCCCCAGCAAAGGTAACCAAGGGCAAAGGATGACTAAAGGAGATCAAGTTTACTTCGACCCTAGACAGTCTGCTGAGCAGCAGATTGAAGACATGAAGGCAGCAGTGGATGCTGCCCTGAAGAAAGAAGAAGAGGAGCAGGAGAAACTGAGCAACATTGAGATGGGTAAATCTATTGTTGCAGGACTCGGCACCCTCTTCATCTCACCACTGGTGCTGATGTTTATCTGGAATATGTTTATGCCAGGTTTATTCGCACTACCTGTGCTAACCTACTGGACAAGCATGGGACTAATCGTAATCTCTCGCCTGCTTATCCCTAAGAATGACTAAAATTTCTCCTGTAGAGCACTCCTCTAAGGTGTGTATGGTATCTGTGACCCCTGATGCTGAGAAGCACATGGGATATGTTGCTCGTGTGAGTAACCCAAACAACCAGGACAACCCTGAGGTTGCTGGTCTACTGAAGTATTGCATCAAGCATGGGCACTGGAGTGTCTTTGAGCAAGCATTCATGACGCTTGAGATCAACACTACCAGGGGACTGGCAGCTCAGATCCTGAGGCATAGATCTTTCACCTATCAAGAGTTCTCACAACGCTATGCAGATACTAATCTGCTGAGTGAAATGATTGAGGTGCCTGATCTACGACTGCAAGACACTAAGAATCGTCAGAATAGTATTGACGCTGTAGATGTAGAGCAGAAAGCATTCTTACAGGGACGCATCCATCAATACTTTATTGAGGGAATGGATCTCTACAATGAATTACTGCGTGAAGGTATTGCAAAGGAGTGTGCTCGTTTTGTGCTCCCCCTTGCCGCACCCACCAGAATTTTCATGACTGGCTCTGTGCGTTCATGGATCCATTACATCCAACTGAGGTCTTCTAATGGCACTCAGCAGGAGCACATGGACATCGCTCAACTGTGTCAGAAGCATTTCATCTGTCAGTTTCCTACTATCTCTAAGGCACTGGACTGGTGTCCTGAGCAGGACTGTGGATGTAATGATGATGATCAATACTGGCAAGACATACAACCCTGTTTGAGGATTGACTAATGAGTTTCAAACTAATCAGATACATGATTACCTATTCGCTACCCGCTACAGGTAATCGTCGTCACCATAAGATCGTTGAAGCACGGTCACAGTCTGAATCAAAGCAACTCTTTGAGTCAGATATACCTACCGCTAAGTATATTAGCAGTCAAGTTATGCCCCAAAGCAGGAGTCTGTAATGCCTACATACAATGTAAAGAATCTTAAGACAGGCGAGAAACAAGAATTCTCTATGTCAATGGTCAACTATGATCAGTGGCGTAAAGATAATCCCGACTGGGATAAGGACTGGCAAGCAGGTATCGGTGGGGTAACCTACGGAGAACCTAAGCAGTCCGATGGTTTCAAAGAGGTTATGCAGAAGATGCAAGCCGACCACCCCGTAGCAAACTTGTCCCGTTACACCTAACCAACACCCTCTATGCCAACATCTGTTAAGTCCAAGACACGCCGTCGCTCCATGAAACTGGAGACACTCACAGCAAAGCAAATGAGAAGAAAGAAACCTATTAATCTTGAGCATCTCAAGCAGATTAATCCACTCACAGACAATCAAGAAACTATCTTCAACTCTTTTGCTGAAGGTAAAAACCTAGTCCTGCATGGTGCCGCTGGCACAGGCAAGACTTTTATTAGTCTTTACTTAGCATTGCGTGAGGTCCTGGACCCAGAGACTCCATACGAGAAGGTCTACATGGTCCGATCACTGGTGCCTACGAGAGAGATTGGTTTCTTGCCAGGTGATCACGAGGACAAAGCAAACCTATACCAGATACCATACAAGAATATGGTGAAGTATATGTTTGAGATGCCAGATGACAATGCGTTTGAAGCACTGTATGCTAACCTCAGAGCACAAGAGTCTGTCTCGTTCTGGTCTACCTCATTCATTCGTGGCGTGACACTTGACAGGTGCATTATAATAGTGGATGAGTTTAGTAATCTCAACTTCCATGAGCTTGATTCCATTATCACTCGTGTTGGTGAGGATGCTAAGATCATCTTCTCTGGTGACTACTCCCAGTCTGATCTACTGAAATCTAATGAGCGCAATGGCGTGCTTGACTTCATGAAGATCCTACAATCTATGCCATCCTTCGACTGTGTTGAGTTTGGTATCGAGGACATCGTAAGGTCTGGGTTAGTGAAAGAGTATCTTGTATCTAAAATTAACATGGGAATGTGAATGTCTTTTAATTATGTTGGTCCTGCTTCTCCTCTCACTGAGTTAGAGAGCAGGACTCTTCCTCACGGAAGGTTCTATAAGACCGATAGTGGTTGGATGCCTAGCGTCACAACTGTTGTCGGTCATAATACTAAGGCGGGTATCCTTGCCTGGGAGAAGAGAGTAGGATACACTGAGGCAGAGCGTGTCCGCCGTGCTGCATCGTGGCGTGGCACCCAATACCATACCATCGTGGAGCACTATCTAAACAATGACTTGGAGAAAATTAAAGAAAGCAAAGGTCTTCCCAAGTACCTTTTCGGGTTTGCTCGTAAGGATCTTGATCGTATTTCTAACATTCATTGTATTGAAGCCCCTCTTCATTCTCTTAAGTTGGGTCTTGCTGGTAGGGTTGATTGTATTGCTGAGTTTGATAACTCTCTAGCAATCATTGACTTCAAGACCACAACTAGGATCAAGAAGGAGGAGTATCTTAAGTCATACTTTGTACAGGAAGCAGCATATGCTTACATGTATTACGAGATGACTGGTGTTGAGGTAGACAAACTTGTTACATTATCTGTGGCAGAGGATGGGCAGATGCAAATTGTAGAGAAGTATGATAAGATACCTTATATGGATACCCTAATCAAATGGATCGAAGAGTATCGTTACTATGTCGAGGGACTTAAATGAAAGAGATTGAAGAAAAATTCATGACTCAGGGTAAGTTTACCTCACTCGTAGAAATGCGAGTCAAAGACTCCCAAGGACTCATCAACTACATAGAAGCAGTTGCGTCTGTTTGTGAGGAGTTTGAGATTGAAGTTGAAACTGTCAGTAAACTGATCTCTAAACCACTCAAGGACAAAATCAAATGGGACGCCCAGCAATTAAATTACATTAAACGAACGAGCAAAGCGATCTTGCCCCTATGACTGACAACGAATTTTTCAAGAGCGACGTAGTAAAAGATGAGGTAGAGCAGATTCAGGAGTGCTATACAGAACTCTTGAAGATGTCTGCTGGTCTTAAAGAGTTTGATCCAGAGCAGCGTCTGGAGCATGTAGAGAAAACCCTAGAGTTGATCGCCAAGCAAAAAGTATTTTACTCACGCTTGGCACTAGCATCTCATGGGATGGATCCTACTGATGAGAATGACAATGAAGCGAAGTATGTCAAGGATCGTATTGATCTCTTGTCACAGGAGTATTCTGGTGGATTGAATCTCATGATGATCCTACAGACAATGGAAGACAAACTACAGGCGTGGCGTAAGGAGTTACGTGATGCCAAATCCTAACCAACTGTACGAGGACATGCAGAAACTCGATGACCTATACGAGGAGCTGCTGTGGGGTCCTGATGACGAGTTACAATTCACCCATGACGGTGAGAAGGTCCTGATCATAAACCGCACACAGGCGCTTGACAAACGCTAAATACTATGCCACTATAATACGGTGGCAAATACAAAACACACAACCACAACGGAGAAACACATGTCTTTTGCAAGTCTCAAGAAAAAGTCAGGCACGTTTGATAAGCTGACTCAACAGATTGAGAAGATGTCCAAACCCCAAGGCGCTGGTCCTGATGAGCGACTTTGGAAACCTGGGGTGGACAAGAGCGGTAACGGTTATGCCGTGATCCGTTTCCTCCCTGAGCCTGATGGTGAAGACCTTCCTTGGGCACAGGTGTGGAGCCACGCTTTCCAAGGTCCTGGCGGATGGTATATTGAAAACTCCCTCACCACATTGGGTCAGAAAGATCCTGTTGGTGAATTGAATCGCACACTATGGAATAGTGGTCTCGATGCTGACAAAGAGGTTGCTCGTAAGCAGAAGCGTAAGCTTTCCTACTACAGTAACATCTATGTCGTGAAGGATCAACTGAATCCTCAGAATGAGGGTAAAGTATTCCTGTATAAGTATGGTAAGAAGATCCACGACAAGGTGGTGTCCTCTATGCAACCACAGTTCGAGGATGAGACTCCTGTCAATCCTTTTGACATGTGGCAAGGCGCTGATTTCCGTATCAAGATCCAAACCATTGGTGGATACTGGAATTATGATAAGTCTGACTTCGCTGCACCTGCTACGCTGGGTGGATTTAGTGATGAGCAACTTGAAGATATCTGGAAGTCTCAGCATTCCCTCAAGGAATTCACTGATCCTACAGCATTCAAGCCTTATGAGAAGTTGGAAGAGCGTTTGAATATGGTCCTCAACAGGGGTCGTACTCAGGTCCGCACTCGTGACGAGTCCTTTGAGGATGAGTCTGAGGGTCGTGGCAACTTCAACTCTCCTGACATCATGTCAGTTGCACCACTGTCACAACCTGACACCACACCCAGTGGATTCGGTGCTAAGATTGAAGAGTTAAACAAAGCAGACGATGGTCCTGACCTGGACTACTTCGCTGCACTCGCCAACGACTGATGAAACTACTTGCCCTTCCCCTTCTGCTGCTACTGTCTGCGGCACCCGCCAACGCAATAACCTGGAAGGAATTCTGGGAGCCGTTTGATGGGGATCGGCATTACCATTACCATGATTCACACATCCACAGGGACTATTACAGACCCCGTAGACGCATGTGTGAGGTGCAAGTAACCCGACGTGTTTGGATCCCTGGCTATTGGTTAGGGCATCACCAATACATCGAGGGTTACTACGAGAAGCAGACACGTCTGAAGTACAGACCGTGCCGTTGACCTCATATATTATTTGACTTTTGAGTTACAGGATCGGCGGAAAAAAATTCGGGGTAATTTTTAGTCTCCAGGGTTTTTCCTAAATATCAAGTGATAAAGGATGTAATTAATGTTATCAACTGCTTATCGCCTACGAATGGAATTCATTTGTAAGCGCATTGCTAACGGCGAAGAAGTCAAACTAGACGACATGATCTGGGCAAACAAACTTGCAAAGGCAAATACCTCTGCTAATGAAATGTTGAAAATCGCACGTCGCCAGATTACATACAATATTGAAGAAGGCAGCACAGACGATTTTCTGAATAGGATGGGATTAGGTGATCCCGACCCATCCAA